AGAATTCATAGCTTTAATAAAAACAGCTGGTAGTTTAGGGGTATTAGAGAACGCTACTTTTGGTACTGGTGAAGCTGAGCTTGAATCAATAATTTTAGACCGTGACCAAGAAATTCAAAAATTAAAGGAAAAGATATTAGCACTAAAAGAAAAAGAGTCAGAATTAAAAAGAGTAGCTGAAAGGTCAGAGGATTACGAAATAAAAGAAAAAGAGATAAAATCTGCGTATGACTTAAAAGTCTTAGCTATGGACAAAATAGAAAGATTGGTGTCAATGCAAGATTTATCCAACCTAAGTAGGGATTAAGAATGAAATTATCGGAATATATGCCGCAAGTTCCTCAAATACAGCAACAAATGGCTGATTTGAATAAACAAATAAATTTGTTAGATGTTATGAAATCTTCTGGGGAATCATCTAAGGCTCCAACAATAGGTCTTGACCAAATTGTAAACACCTGGGTACGTCACCAAATGGCGTATCGACAACAGTTGGTAATGGATTTACAAACAGTTACAATGTCTGTTGAAGAAATAAGGGGCCCATTAGCACACATTACAGGAGAGGTTTTTAGGCGTGGTATAGAAATGATACCAAAGGTTGAAAATCCAGAGGAAAAACAAAAAAAGAGATTACAAAATTGGTTGAAGGATTGTAATGTTTTTGACCAAAGTTTAGAGGAAGTTCTTAGACAATTTCATCATGATGTAAACGCACTTGATGATGGCTTTTTATATATAGCTAAAGAATATACAGATAATGGGGATGGCTCCGTTACTTCTAGACCTATAGAAATAAGAAGATTAAACCCCGCCTTAGTGGAATTTGATTTAGATACAGCGGGATTACCTAAGAACTCTCATTTTTTATGCCCAATTCATAGAGAAGTATTACAAGAAGAAATGAGTAAATGTACTAAGGATGATTGTGATGTAAACCTACATCCTGCTATGTATAAGTATTATCATAGAAACCAACACATGTATTTTACGGATAGTGAAATAATACACCTATCTAAATTCTCTCCATCTGAAACTTATGGATGGTCACCAATATTAACTATATTTGAAAAAGCATTGACTTTGGTTGGTATGGATAAAAACCTGTATAGATATTTCTTTGAAAGAAAAATGCCTGCAAGTATGTTGATGGTGACTACCGATGACCCAGAGAGTCTACGTAGAGAAAGAGAACATATAGCAGCTCAAACAAGACTAGACCCTAACTACATACCTATGGTAGCTGTATCAGCTAGAAACCAACGAGGTAGAGTAGACCTGGTAAGATTATTTCACACTCTTCAAGATATGGATTACTTACCAGTGCGTGAAGAAATTCGAGAACGTGTCGCAGCTATGTGGGGTGTTACTCCGGCATGGCAAGGGGCTCCAGAGGCCTTCGGTGGGTTATCACAACAAACACAACAATTAGTTGTAATGAGTCGTGTAGTTGAAGGAGACCAAAGGTTATTTCATGAGAAGGTGTTTCCTCAATTATTAGAAGCTTTTGGTATAACAGATTATGAAATACAATTACCACAACCAGAAGAAAAGGCTGAAAATACTAGATTGGCTTTTGCTCAACAGAAAATACAAATTGTAAATCAATTTTCTCAATTAGGTTTTGATGTAAAGTTAAAAGAGCAAGATGTTCCTATTTGGCAGGCTGACTTTATTATTAGTGGTGATGCAGTTCCCACAGCTAAAATGGCTGGAGAGCAACAAGCACTTGGATTAATACAACAGCGTCAACAGCAGGAACAGTTGGAAGAACAACAAGAAGCCGGTATGGGAGAAGAAGTTCCACCAGAAGAAGGTGGAGAAGAAATTCAAGCAATGGAAAAATCTATTCCTAGAGAAAAGAGAAAATTTAAGGGTAGGACTGGAGGCATAACTCCAGATTGGAGAGACAAGGCTCCTAATGAAGAGCGAGATATTGATAAGTGGGCCGAAGCTAGAGCCAATAAAAATGAACTAACCTTATCTAAATCTTGGGTTGAAAGTCTTATAGAAAAAGGATTCAACTCACCTCTTATAAAAGAGGTGTCTCCTGACTTATCTCAAATGTGGTTTTCAGAAAACAATGTAGATTATGTGGCAGAGCTTTCTAATAATGGTGTTACTACCATAGAGAAAGCAATGTTTGGAGACCCTACAAGGTATAGTAGAAACAAGCAAGAAAAACCAAAAGCAACAAAACCTACAGAAAACGTAATAAATATAACTGATGATGAAGAATAAGTATTGGGAGAATACTATGCCACTTTCTAATTTCTCAAAAATATGGATTACAAATCCTAGGGGTCAAGAAGACTCATATAAAAAGAAAAAACTTCCCCTTACTAAAGGTCAAGTAAACGATACAAAATTTGCTTATGATGAAAAGGGTTTAGATAATGCTATAGAGTATGCAAATAAATTGATGAGAGAGAAAAAACCTGTCAATTTTAAATGGCACGATGAGGAATACTCAAAGAGTCACCACGATAAAAGTTTTAAGAAAGAGGGAGATGGTGGTTCCGGGTCTTTTGGTGATGGTGGAGGAACCGTATTTACATCTACCAATTCTGGTATATTTAATCCTACCTATGGTGGTAATGGAAAATCGCCACAAAAAAGAAAAAAGCGAACCGGTATTAATAGGTTGGCTGATTGGTCTACCGATAATTCTCCAGAACGAAAAATGGTAAAAAGTTTTGTGGTAGAATTTAATAGTTGGGTTTCTAAAAAGTTTAAACAACAAACTAGTGGAGAGGACATAAACCCACAAACAAAAAAGATTGAGGGCACTCGCAATCCGGTTGAGTTTGATGCTGAGCTTGATGGGCGTGTTGCAGATGAACAAAAAGATATAGAGAAGAAAATTAGAATGCTTGACGACAATGAAGATTCTCGTGACTCCAGGGCTAAAGATACTGGAGCTTCTTCTCAAGCTGCTCCGGCGGGTCTAGAAGTTCAATTAGGTAGTTGGGAATCTGGGGGTTATCAATCTGATTCTTTGAAACAAGGTGCTTCTAAAGATAAAAAGCAAGGCGAAGTAGAAGAACATGATGAGACAAATGAGAAGCCAGAACTCGTAAAAATGATTGGAGAAGATACATATAATAAATTAGGGTTGTAAGATGCCTAAATTGTATCAAAATCTTTGTATAAAATGCAAAGGTCATATGTACTTAAATGAAGATGAAGACCTACAATGTCTTACTTGTGGTAAGATATTAGTTAGAATAGTTAGGAGGAAGTATGATTCCAGAGCAGGCAAAATCCGGGATAATAAGAAGAAGACAGATGGGAGCTACATGGACCTCTATAGCGAAGTGGGTGAACCAAGAGTACGGAATTCTAGTTCATCGAACCACAATTCAACGTTGGTACGACAACGAGGTGTGGGAGACTCCGGAAGGACTGGACTTACCTCTAGAAGATAATTTAGATAGTAGAGTTAAATTAGACAAGAAGGTTGCTACCCAGAAAAGTGAAGCTAGTTTTTATAAGAAGCTTTATCAAACGGCTTTAAAAACTAATACTAAAAAAGAACTTATTGTTCAAACTATCCAAGACTACACCAAAGCTTTCCCAGCTGTTCCATTGCAACAACTAAAAAAATCTGACACTCCTCCGTATGGTCAACAAAAACAAATCATGGTGGCTCCATTATCAGATACTCACGTTGGGGAACAAGTGTACAAAGAACAAATGAGGAATTTGAATGAATATAATTTTGATATTTTTAATAAAAGAATGTATGGATGGACCAACCAAATATTAAAACATGCTTCCTATAGAAGACAAATTGCCCCAGTAGATGAACTAGTTGTTCCTATGTTAGGAGATATGATTAGTGGAGACATACATGAAGAGTTAGCCAGGTCTAATTTAGCTAATTGTATGGAACAAATGATTAGAGGAGCTAGTATTATAGCTCAGGCATTGATGTATTTAGCTCCACATTTTACAAAAATTACTATACCTTGTGTTGTGGGTAATCATGGGAGAATGACTAGGAAGCCCCCAATGAAAGATAAGTATATGGATTGGGATTATATGCTTTATCAATGGA